GTTGCCAACACAGCAAGCCCTTTTCCCGGCTGGTATGGCATAACTCTTTTGGTCTGTCTGACAACCTGATCTCCGCTTGTGGTAGTTACATCCAGAGAGACGGACGACTCATTGGAAAGGTAAGTTGTCGTGCCACTTCCGGTAAGTGCGGTATCGAACTGGCTGTCTATTGCATACCTGTTCTGACTGTCAAAAAGCGTATACGGCTGGACAGTGACGAGCCTACCAAAAGCATCTAGCGAACTCGATGGGAAGGTTATTGGTGTTGCCACTGACTCGTCCTCTCCGCCACGGGATTCAAACCACGACACGGCAGACAGTGTATTCTCGCTAGTAACTGGCGTGTAAGTAGAATTAAGTTGAAAAATAATCTGCTCAAGCGACCGCACCAGTTGGTTGAATTGCTCTGGGTTGTATTCGCCTGTCGCCGCGTTAGGTAATCGGACATTCTGTATCTTGCTCATCGTAGGCCATCAGGTTGAATGTCCACGCGCATTGTGCCATAGCGCCACGACGTATCCACTTCATCACTGGTAATTTTTAATTGAATCTGCCGACCACGCGCTCTGGTATCAACCTTCTGCGTGGTAGGCGTAATGACATAGGGATCAAGCGAACTTGAGGTGGCACTGGCCTGTGGGTAGGCACGCAGGTAAAGGTGTACCGTCAGGTCTCCGTTCTGGTCCTTGAAGTCAGGAATAAATCGCTTCATGTACATCATCTGATCACCGTCACCGATGTCAAAATAGCCGGAGGTGATGAAGGCGGTCATAGGATCGCCATTGGCGTTCTTGCCAAACTCCTGTTGATAGACCATCGTTCTGCCTGCGGTCAGGCCGTAAATCGTATCTATGGTATTTGCGGTACTGGTTCTAAGGTACGCAGTAGCCATCGGATAATCGTAGGCCCCTACATCCTGCCATGCGGTGCGAGACAGGGTCCCAATTGCCCATACATTCTCCAGATAGTTGTAGGTGACACAACGATCCACATAATTACTGCCTGCGCTACAGTAGAACCATGTAATTTCGTTAAACTGACTATTCAAGGAAGCGGCAATCTTGTACGACTGCACGAGGTTGATATCCTCAAAGACATAATCTTGGACAGTGGATGGCAGTTTCTTCACTGTACCATCGAACACATAAAACGCTTCCTTGCCCATCCAAAAGGCCACACCATTCACATCAATTGCGGCGTGGGGGCCACTACATCCGCAGTTTGCGCCAAGCTGGTTAAACCCGAAAGTATAGGGAGGACCAATAAACTGCATGCCATGTAACGAAGTATCAGTGAGTATCAGTATCTGACCTCGAGATCGCAACGCACTAACAATCAGATTACCGTCCGAAAGACGTTGTCCACCCGCAGTGTTAGTGGCACTTTCCGCCCATGTATTTACGTCTTCTTGGTTTGAGAAACGCACAAACATTGGGTCTTGTGTGGCGGCATCACCTATTGTGGTCTCCGTGCCAAGAAGGACAAGGTGCCTATCTGGGGTTGATATGATAGCGTACTTACTGGAAGTTGGAGCGTTTGCAAGAACTGTTGCACGATTACTGGTGCCTGCACTTAAATCCCAGTAATAGGTTGCGCCATCGGTGTATTGACAAATTAGGTCTTCGCCAAATATGTCAAACTGCCAGATTCTTGCGGACAGTGCTACGCCTGCTCCGGCTGTTCTTGGAGTTCCCCACGTCTCGAGACCCCATGCACCTACACCCCACCCAAAATCAAAATAACTAATGTCAGAACCGACATTAATTTGGTACGCGCCAACTACTGCGCCTCCACCATTTCCTGTATCAGAACCATCGGCACTTACCGGAGCAGTTATAGTGTAACTATTGGCATCAACAATTGAGGTAATTTCGTATTCACTGTTAAGGACATCTGCGGTTATCTGACCGCCCAGAGAAACTGCCCCTGAAAAAGTAACAAAGTCACCCTCGATAGCGCCGTGAGCAGTATCAGAAACTGTAATTGTTGTGGACCCAGAAGAGGCTGAAAATGTCACATCACCGGCGGCGGTTGTTTCACGAACAGGAGTAATGTCAACAAAGGCACCACCTGTTTCAACATACAGCTTTCGGTCTGTCCCAACCGCCATATAGGGGGTGCCATTGAGTGACGTCCAAGAAAATATATCGCTGGCAAACCCAACCAGATATTCACCGTTATACTCCTGCCAACCGCCTATCTTTTCAGGCAGGCCATAGCGAAAACGGACGTTATCGCCGTCCGTCCAGCCGCCCTCAGCGCCATACTCGGTGTTCTGTTTGTCAATGCCCGGTTTGAGGGCCAGTCGGAAAAAGGACATGTTTAGGCACCCAGATATTTACCCGTGACAAGCATATCGGTCAATTCTACTGCACGCTGGCCCACTTGGGTACTCCAGCGCGAGTCCATGAACTCAGCGCGTGCGGTCTCCCAATCGCTGTTTTCCATACCTGCCAGCGCCTTCTCAAACTTAAGCAGGCGTGTAAGGCCCAGATTAAAGCACAGCGAAATCATCACGTCCTGACGCACTGGGTCCAGCTTCTCGTACCAGTCAAACGTCTTTAGCTCCTCAATGCAACGCTTTAAGTCGTTAGCCAAGAGATAGTCCACCTCATCGTCAGACAGCCCCAATGATCCCTCTGCGATACACCTGCCGACTCCGATGGTCTCGAGGCCCTCTGAATCAAGATAAACATGGTTGCGGACCCCTTCGTGCCTGCGCAACATCTCAATTAATCTGTCAGCCATCAGCCCTGACCCCTGTACCGCTTGTGGTTGCGCTTCTGAGCCTTGCTCATGGTGCTCCTTTTGAACGCGCCGCGACCGATAGACGTGCCCTTGACGCCCTTGCCTTCCTGAAGAAGTTCAAAATTATTAGTCTGCTTTGCCATTGTCTGAAGATGAAGCCCCAAAATAGAAGCTAATAACGGCGGACACCAGCCCACCCATGTAACCTAGCACCAAATTAATGAGTTCCATGCTATTTTGTTCTGGCGGCATGATGGTGATCATGGCGATATAAGCGCAGAAAAACAGAACCATAATCAGACCAATAGATTTAGCCGTCCAGTCACGGGCAAAGTGCTTACGGGCGTCCTGCTTGTCCTTGCTTTCCAGCTTGAAAAGATCAACGTCGAGTTCCTTCATCTTGGCTTCAAACTTCAATTCGGCCTTCTTGATCTCCGCAAGCTGTTCGGGGGTTACCGTCTCAAACGCTGTCTCGATGGCCTGTGGGGTCGGTTCACAACCCAGTACCCCTGCCAAGACTTGACCCGCCATGCCGCCCAGAGGGCCTCCCATAGCCGTACCGATGGTGGGCGCAATACCCCCTATCAGTCCTTTTAACTTGTCAAATTTCATAGGATAGCCAGTACAAGCATAGCCAGTGCGATGCCGCTAACAGCCATACCTATTTGTTCAACGGTGGCACCCTGCATATAACTCCAGCAATACTCACCTATCTTCTTGAATATAATCATATTTTTACCCTACCCGCCAAATTTCTCGACGACAAAAAGTAATAGGATGAAGGGGTAAATCCCCCAGACGAGTTTTTCCAGTTTGTCAAACTTCTCACTGCCAACAGCTAATCGCTCTTCAATGGACTTGTACCGAAGGGCGCACTCAATTTCGTGGACATTTATTTTATGGATGGCTTCTGTAACGTCTTGTTGCATCGTTCTTTTTGGGGTTTTTACGGCTTTAGGGGCCGCCTTTTTCTTTGCAGTAGCCATCATACTTCCTATAAATAAAAATGTTGGTCGGCACTCGCCGCATTCACAAAAGTAGCCATAAATACAAGGACGCCCGTGGCAATCCCAATACCGACAAGAATTATAACAAAATCAATCATGTCGCTTCTACGCTTGGCGATTGTCCTAGCCGCTTCGTACCGCCTTTGCCGGATAATCCTGCGTTGGCGCTCAAAATCCTTAAAAGTCTCGCCATTACCACTGTAGATGAACAATTCTCTCAAAGCCTTGTACTTCATGTCCATCTCGCGTTTTCGGAGGGCCAGTTCCATTGCTTCCTCCTCGACGCTTTTCCCGGCTAAAAACTTAACTGTAACCGACGTTTCTTGGTTTTTTATCCTTGCTTCGTTTATTGTCTCATTCGCGTCAAAAAATTTCGATAGGGCGCCAGCCATTTCGTGCAGTTCCTTGCCACGATCTACACCAGCTTTGATGGCGTTGAAGGCCGCATTTGCTACGGACAACGCGGCGGCTACCTCTATCATTTCTAACTACTCGCATAAAAACTAAAATGTGACCCAACCAGTTGTGTTGTCGGCTTGATACGCGTCTTCATCCCATACAGCATTGCCATCCGGCTTGGGCAGGGGTGCTTCCCAGATAAAATTTGTAGAGTTATATGTCCAGCTTTCGTAAGGCCTCTGGTCTGGGCCTTCGGGAAGGGCGTTGTTCGGGAACCCAGCCTGTGCCGGGACATCACGCAGTGCAGTACGGTAGCTTGCCATGATGCCCTTGTCGTAGTCTATGAGAGGAGAGTCCGGCATCATGGCCCAGTCAGTCTCAGCCAGCCGTGCGTTACGCTGTGCGCGAACCTGTGATTTCTTGTTAGCCAAGTCATTGGCTATGGCCCCAGCACTGCGGTCTATGACGCTGAAGGTCTGGTAGTAGGAACCACTGCGCTCCTCAACAGCACCCTCAATGACAGTCTGGGTGTCAGCATCATAGGAAGGACGTGCATCCTCCAGCAGTTTAGCCATGTTCAGGCCAGCCAGAGCCGCATCACTAAGAGGCAACGCAAAGCTGGTGTTCGGGTTAGCGTTGCGTATCTGCCTTTCGCTAATTATGGTTGAGTTGGTGATATCGTAGTATCTCATTGTTCAATACCTTTAGCCTGTTTTAAAACGGCGCGTTTCTTGTTCCGACTATACGGGCTGTATAACATTTTTTTGTTTCGTTCTGAGTGAGTTATTCAAAAAGTTACGGGCTGACAGGCCAGATAATGTTTTCAGGCCAGCCCGCAGTTGCTGGTAAATCACGCAACGATTGCCGATATGTTTCCCATGCTGATTTAGACTCATCAGATAATTTTGCATCCGGTAACATAGTCCAATCGCAATTTAATAAAAGGAAGTTGCGATAATTTCTTAAATTGTTCTCTATTTCTTCTTGAGAAGGTGTAGGCTGGTTAGATATGAAAACACCATTTTCATATTGATCGCCAACACTAACATAAAAATCGTCATCCGTAGCCTCGATTAATCCTTCACAAAAGTTTATATCATCAACCTCTATGATGTTAGCTACTACGTTATTTTCAATTTTGAATGCTTTCATAATTATGAACCGTATTCGTAAACAATTACTATACCGCCTTTGCCAGCGGCACCGGCGCCATAATAGCCACTACCGCCGCCACCAGAGCCGTAAGCCTTTCCAGCAGCACCATTACTATTTGATGTTGTGCTGTAGTATGTATTGCCGCCTCTACCGCCACCACCAAAGTAAGAAGCGCCACCACTGCAACTACCAGAACCTGCTCCCCCATCACCATAAATAGCACCTGTCCCTGTTTGTCCATCTCCCCCATTAAGGTTTATATCGCCGCCAGTTCCTGCGCCACCAGCGCCGCCGAGAGTGCTTGAGTTTTGCCCAGCACTACCATTAGCTCCACCCGTAGCTGAAAGGTGGCTACCAAAAGATGATGTACCACCCTGTCCACCTACGGTGACTGTTTCGCTAGATATTGCACTGACATCAATCCACTTTTCTGAATAACCACCAGCGCCACCGCCGCACCCTACCCAGCCAGCGCCCGGCGATCCACTTCCATAATTACTACCAGCGCCACCGCCGCCGCATAACTTAACTAATACATAAGAACAACCCGCTGGCTTTGTCCATGTTCCACTTGATGTATACGTTGTTATCTGTTGCAAAACTATAGAACTGTTACTGTTAATTTGCGTCTGTATATTAGAAGTAACACCGTCACAATAATTTAATTCTGTAGCAGTAGCAGTAAGTCCTGAAGCTATGTTTGCAAAATCTCTAACCTTAGTCATTGTCTGTTACCTTGCGTTTGCGTATTTGAAGGGGTTTTCTGCGAATGCTATCAGGTAATAACCCCCACTTGAATTTACTTGGGTGTTAGTGCTTCTAACTTTAATCCCATTTGAAAGAATATCTATAAAGTCATTTGCTGTGGATTCTGCCTGACCTAACTGTGAAATAAGCCAAGTATGGTCTGCAACATTATAGGTGTCTCTTTCTACATCAAGCAAAAGCCAGTTTGTAGAGTTTAAATTAGCACTTTTTATTAACACCCATTTGGGAAGGAACCCACAATAAATAAACGGCCCATCTGTAGAAGCATTAGATGTATATTTTGTGATTTTGCTAAAGTTCTCTTTTTCCGCAAAGCACATAGCCTGATATGCAATCCCACTAGCATTTATTTCGTACAGTGTAGTAACAGGTATTGTTGACGTTGTAGGTTGTGCGTTCATGTAATTTGTGTATCTGGCGCTAGCTGTTCCATCGGTATAACTTAAATACAGCATAGATGTTGGGTCTGAACTTAACCAAGTTAAATGCCCAGAGTCAGCAGAAGGTAGCCTCTTATAGTCAATGAAATCAGGTACAACTCCAAGACCATGCCCTATAGTTCCTGCGGTTCCTGTTCCTGTCCATTCAATAATAGAAATACCTGTGTCGGTATTCGCTGAAACATTTGATGTAATACTTCCGTCAGTGTTGCTTACTTCAGTTCCACCTTTCCACGCACAAGAAAAATAACTATTTCCATTGGCATTTACATTTGAACTGCTACCTAATGTAAACCCTGTAGAAGTAAAAGAAGTTAAACTTTCGGTATCAGTTACTTCATAGTTACCGCCATCTACATTGACATACTTGGTTGGGCCTCTAGTTACCGTAAACATTGGGCCTTGAGTTGACGAACTTCTATCTTTTATCCACACCATGTCAGGCTGGAAGTTGTAATCTGATATAGTCTTGCCCCCACTACCGATAGCTGTGCCGTTGCCTGTGTAGAGTACAACATCAAAGACTTCATCAGTTTTAGTGGTAGAGTTAGGCCCGATTGTGGGTTCTGGGAGGTTGGCTGTGGATAGAGCTTCAAAACCTGTGGGCGGTGTGTAAGCAAAAGAGGACTGACCAAAGTTACTAGTTGTTTGAGAATTGTAATAATTTGTATTAGACATATAGTAAATGGAACTTGTTAGACCTGTAACGGTTCCCTGAAGTGTTCCATTTTTATAAAACTTTATCTCTAAATTATCTACATCTAACGCCACACCTATCACATCATTAGTTGTAAATGTAGCGTAAGTAGCAACACTGCTTCCTTCTTTGTGGACAGCACCAGTTCTAAAATAACCAACACCGCCACCGCTAGAATCGCCTGTGTATTTACCATTAGAGGGTTGTTGTATAATTCTGGCTACACCAACACAAGGATATGATGCGGCTGAAGAAATAGCATTTATTTTTTCTTCCCAGTACCACTTACCTGAAGTAACAGCTATTGTTGAATAGTCAACACTATCTTCTATACTGTTGTTTCCGAAACTAACTAAATTCCCATCTGACAATGTGGTTCTTACAGAAGAAGCCAAAGAATTCAACGTAGCAAAGTTATTAGTAGGCGTATCAATCATCTGGTCTGAACTTGTCAGCCCTGAAGATGTGAAATTGTTACCGTTGCCTGATACGTCTGTGCCGAGTGCGGCAGAGTTGGAGAAGTCTAAGTAGAAGCCGTTATTACCGAAAGACAGTCCACTGGGGTTTTTGGGAACCCAGACACCGTTTTTAAGTTCCCCCAAATCTGTTGGGGAAGCGGCCGTTCCGTCAAGAACAACAACTTCTGCCATGTAGCCATCAAATGATTGAACAGTTGACCCACCGCTTATACCGATATTAGTTGCGCCTGATGTGCTTAACCATTCTACAAGCTGTTGGTTTAAGGAGGCATTAACCTGCTCGTCAAAATCTGTTAATCGCACACCATTTATGTAAAGCCTATGTCTGTCTGCTGCTGTGGCGTTGGTTGAGTCCCATACCCTCATAAAATGAAACCAGCCACCATAGTCTCTATACACAGATGTTGTTCTAAGAGTAGGTTGAGTGGAGGTCATTCCTGTTGACCTAATCTGGTCTGCTCTCCAGCCATTAGTATTAGTCGGCTCAACAAATGACAGCGCCTCCCAGTTCCCGCCTGTACCTAAAAGAAAATTTACATTGTAGCCATTTCCTTTTCCGGTAAGTTTTACCCAAACGCTATCTGTGCAGGTAGTTCTGCTGGTAGGTGTAGTTGAAAAAGTTTTTGCCAGATAAGCGTTATCAGCATTATTAAACCTACAAGAGTAATCTATCGTATACGGATAGAAATCACCACCGCCAACACCAGCGGCGGCTTGTTGCATTAACTTGGTGAAGTTACTCATTATGCGAGCGCCTGTCCTGAAGTAAATCCATACCAAGTTGTTCCACCGTCAACGGTAGAGAAAACAAACCAATCAACCGCGTCTGCGGTGGCGGTAAGCGTAGGGGCTGTAGCAGAGGGCCAATCAACCGCACCGGGCCATGTGACCGTGTATCCTGACGCACTAGCGTCCTGCACAACCCGCAAAGAGAAAGCATAGGCTGTCCCAGAAGCAGGGGGATTGCTAAAGGTGAAGGTGGTGTTTTCAGTAAGGGTGTGGCTAAAGACGTTACCTGTCTCGCAGTCAACAGTGGTTGCATTAGATGTGGATGTAACCGCGTTATAGGACTCGTTATAGCTATCTGCTATGAGTTCCGCACTGATTGTCTGGTCTGCTGTGAACGTGTTTGCTACGTCATTCTTTGTAGTGTCAGCATCGTAACCCTGAACCGTTACACCGATGTCAGCATCAACAACTATTGTTGCATCGTAGGCTTGTACAGTAACGCCGATATCAGAAGCGGTAAGCGCATTAGAAGGGGTAAACGTAGAATAGGCAATAATGTCTATTAAATCACCGGACGCGGCACCCGAAGCAAGAACCACGGTACTGCCGTCAGTAGCAGTAAAGTCCGCACCAGCGAGCTTTACGCCGTTCATAAATACGTCTATGTACCCAACAGAGTACCCGTTAGACGTAGTAAACGTGGTCTGGCTTGCAGTAGCAGTAAAGCTGTCTCTAGTCTGCGTAGCCTGTGGGACAGGCTGATTTCCTATGTAGGCCATGATCGTATCTCGTTAGGGCTGGGCAATCTCATCCCACTGCTGGGTTTCTTCGTTCCAATTATAGCGTTTTCCGTCTGTCGGATAAGGCACCGGCGCTTCCCACAGGCAGGTATCTTCGTTCAACACCCAGCTTGGGTACGGCTGTGGTGGTATAAAGGCATCCCTCGCGGAATCGTATGTATAGCCAATACCAGCGTAGTTCTTCCGCAGTGCTACCCCGCCGTCTGGCTGGGGGACATAGGGTTCATCTAAAACATCCCCGCTATCTGGGTCTACATTATATGGAGCATAGTGAACTCCACCCCGCGTATTATAGGAGGTCTGCACCCAAGTGCCTTCCTGTGTGTCAACAAAATCCTGTTCCGCAACAATGACTTGCGTAACGATGCCGTTTTCTACTTTTGCGAAATGGCTCATGTCGTATATGTTCCTGAAGATGTAAATTTTAATACTGTATTCGTGCCGTTAGTGGTTATTGTAGGGCTTCCGGTGTATGTAGCGCGTCCAAAATTTGCTGTGGGGACGCTAATGTAAACCACGCCTGAGCCACCAGAGAACACAGACCCATTCACGGCTGAACCACCACCGCCACCACCAGTATTAACCGATCCGCTAGAGCCGGGATAGCTTGATGTGTTGTCACCATTTTGCCCGTTACCGCCACCGCCGGAACCACCTGTTCCTCCAGTAGAACTAGCTCCGCGAATAGAACCGCCACCACCACCGGCAAGATAGATGGTAGAACCTGTTATGGTTGTAGAGCCACCAGAGCCACCCGCACATCCAGTAGTTTGTGTATTGCTAGATGCACTAACACCGCTCCCACCCTTACCACCCCCACCCCCTCCGGGGAATGAAAACTGTCCGAAGGTAAAACCTGCGGCAGAGCCACCAGAGTTACCTTGACCTGATGTTCCACTTTTACCGGGGTTATTATACTGACCGCCTGACCCGCCACCGCCTGACCCACCAGATTGCGCTGTGTATGAGTTAGTGTTACCGGCTCCCTGACCGCCGCCTACTGCATTGATCGTAGTAAGTCCACTACCGGAAATAGAGGTATTTGTACCGTTAGTAGCTTGTCCTCCTCCTGCCCCTATAGTAATCGTGTAAGTGGTTTCAGTAGCAGTATAGGAACTTGCTAACATACCTCCCGCTCCACCGCCACCGCCGGTATCCCAGTTGCCCCCGGCTCCACCACCCGCAACCGCCACATACGTTATTGTATGGCTGGAAAAAGGCGGGGGCGCTCCAGCAGGTAATGAACCGGATGCTATGGCAAGAAGTCCAGACACTAGCTGACGGCTCCTGCAATGACGCAGACTGTGCCTGATATAAAGAAAATACTACAAAGTCCACGGGTTGCTAGTGTAACGCTTGCAACGTCTGCATCTGTACCTGATATGTAAGCAGTGGTGATTGAGCAAGTAATGGTTATGTTACCTGTTGTATTGTTAAATACATTGACTACATCGCCTTCTGAAAAGGTAGCATCCGGTACTGTGATTGAACCACCCGTGCCTACCTGAACGTACTTACCTGTGTCAGCAGTAGTAAGGGTATAACTGCCTGTCTGGGTTCCAACAGCAGGGACAGTAGCCAGAGTGTCTATCTGAGTTTGTATGTTGCTAGTTACACCATCGGTGTAGTTAAGTTCAGCAGTTGTTGCAGTAACGCCATCTAAGATATTTAGTTCAGAAGTAGTTGCTGTTACGCCATCTAAGATATTTAGTTCAGCAGTAGTTGCTGTCACGCCATCTAAGATATTTAGTTCTGCCGCAGTAGCTGTAATCCCCAAATTTATGATCGACGTAGCCGCACTTGCAACATCCGATAAGTTGTTGGGCTTTGTTAGCCCGTCAGTAATCGCTATACTACGGGCTTTTCCGATATATCCAGCCATTAGGTCTGCTCCAGTACGCTCACAATCGCATCTATTGAAGACGCCGTATCTGATGTAACCACGATAGTTTCTGTGGTTTCTGCAATAATCTTACCGTCCAGAACACTCAAGGCTGATCCAGTAGGCACAGGTGCCGCTTTGACGATGTAAGTAGAACCAAGTTGTACGTCTACGGTCACGCCACTTGCAGTGCGGTTAGCCAAGTTCAACCCGATGATAACCGCCGTAGTACTAGCCGGTACGGTATATACAGTGCTGGGGGATGTGCCTATTGACGCGCCCGTGTAATTTTTAAATGTATTTGCCATGAGAATTACCCTAAAGCTATAGACAATGCCAAGGCATCATCGACCGTTGCTTTTGTATTTAATTGCACTTGTATGTTTGAATTTGCCATTGCATCAATAACTGCGGCCCCTGCCCCAGCACCATCAAGATAAACCGTTTTATTCTGCCCGGTTGCTATTGTCACTGTACCACCAGAGCCTTGGGCTATTGTAATTGACTGGCTCCCTGTAGTCGCATTTTCTATCCACATCAGGCGGCTGATTGTGTTAGGGGCTATAGTCAGGGTGCGCGTAGCGGTTAATGTTGCGCTGGAAGTTACCTTCAGATAGATAGCACGGGCCGGGTCAGCGGCACCATCCGCAACGGTTGTAGTGGCATCTGCATCGGAAGCGAAACCATCCTGTGTGGCGTAGCTAAGAGACTCGGCTATAAGCTCTAAGTTAAGGTTTGCAACAGTGCCCCAGCTACCGATCTCGTCGCCAGTACCTAGCTCTGTTAAGCGTAAATCATTATCGTAAGTAGCCATAATCTATCTCTTTAAGCCGTGTAACTGCCAGAGGAACCAAAGCGTAAAATCGTATAAGCCCCGTCTATGTAAACAGTTGGACTGCCCGTATAAGTACCGGAGTAAAGGCTTGTTAATATTCTAATAAACACTACGCCTCCAGCACCAGCCGCGCCATCTGAATATGTGCCGTAGCTTCCGCCGCCTCCACCACCAGCCGTCAATGCTGTTCCAGCAACTGGGGCAGAACTACTTGTTAATGCACCGGCACCGCCGCCACCAGAACCACCACTACCGGCAGAGGATGTGCCCCCACCACCGCCACCTCCACTTCTGGCCCCAAAATAACTTGTAGCGCTCCATAACGCTCCAGAACCGCCAGCACCACCGTTACCCCCAGAGCCAGCAGAGCCAACACCGCCGGCACCGCCACCTCCACCAGCAGAGCCGCTAGACCCACCAACTGCGGCATTAGCACCACCGTTATTACCCTGCCCAGCCGCTACTCCACTCGTTGCTCCCTTGCCGCCCGGAAGTGACGTTCCATCGGGGTCTGCCGCACCACTACCTGAACCATAGGCTTGATTAGTGGTAGTTGGGCCACCTGCGCCGTAAGCATATTGGTCAAATAAATCTGCACCACCGCCGCCATATCCGCCATATCCCGTTGCTATGCTACCAAAAGTAGAGTTTGAACCTTGACCCCCGCGAAAAGACGAACCAGCACTGCCGCCTGCCCCTACCGTAATGGAATAAGTGTCTCCTATAGTAAGTGTGGCTGATGAGTCAACAACGCCACCGCCGCCACCGCCGCCACTACATCCAACGCTAGAAGTAGTTCCTCCGCCGCCACCGCCGCCGCCACCTACTACCCAATACTCAATTCCGTAGCTAGTAGATGGCCCTGCCCCTAATATTGATAGGTGTATACCACTCATTAGCTGACGTTTCCTGTTATTACGCAGACCGTACCGGATATAAACAAAATAGTAGCAACGCCTCTTGTAGCCAAGGTTACACTGGCCTTATCAGAATCCGTCCCTGCTATATACGCCGTAGTAATAGAACACGTTATGGTTATCCCACCAGTAGTGTTATTAAATACGCTTATGGCATCACCTTCGGAAAACGTAGCATCTGGGATGACAATTGAACCACCGCTACCTACCTGTACATACTGGCCCACATCAGAGGTCGTAAGGGTATAGCTAGATGTTTTAGTACCCACAGGCGGTATTGCTCGTACACTGCCGTCTTGGTCTGCCAGCGTAGTAAAGGTTCCAGCCGCCGCAGAAGCCCCGCCAATAACCGCACCATCGACTGTGCCGCCGTTAATGTCCACAGTAGTAACAGAACCTAAATTGCTCCAAGTCCCTGTCAACGAACCGCCGCCTGATGCGTTAAGGCTAGTAAACGTCCCCGCGCCAGCAGAAGCGCCACCTATGGTCACACCATCGACTGTACCGCCGTTTATATCTGCGGTAGTAACTGTGCCCAGATTAGAGATTGTTGCACCACTAAAATTGCCGGTGCTAGTAACGGTAAGATTTGCAAAAGACCCTGAAGTTGTTGCTAACGAAAGAGTCGTGCTTATATCTATTACAGCCGCAGTTGCACCAGCGCCGTCTAAATAAACAAGTTTTGAACTACCATTTGCTACAGTTACATTGGCACCGGAACCCTGACTGATTGCTATGCTTTGAGAGCCAGTAGTAGCGTTCTCGATGAACATTACCCTAGATACAGTATTGGGAGCGATTGTGAGTGTTCTAGTGTCTGTGAGGGTCACGCTAGAGGTAACTTTAAAATACATAGCACGCGCTGGATCAGGAGAACCGTCGGCTACAGTAGTAGCCGCGTCTGCGTCTGAAGAAAAACAGTCTTGGGTGTTGTAGCCCAAAGAGTCCGCAATAAGGTCAAGATTAGTATTAGTGGTTACGCCCCAAGTGCCAGATTCATCACCCGTAGCGATTTCTTTTAGGCGTAAGTTGTTAGTGTAAGTAGCCATTATTTTTACCTCAACCCATTGTCTGGCCTTGTGCCGCAGGGACGCTGGTGGCGTATATCTTTAAGTTTTTCCGTAAGTTAAGTGCTTCCCCGCAATCAGAGCAAGTATCCGCTGATAACTCAGATTCGTCCAGATCAAAGCCGCAGTTTGCGCACAAAATCTCAATTTCGTGCTTGGGGTCTATACCGCTGTCTAAATTAACTGCTTGTGCTGTCGTCTTCATGCCGCTATTTCCGTCCAAATTGTTGTTTCTGCTGGAACGACTTCGACCCAAGTTGCTGTCTGATTGGGGATTATTTGACCCCAAACCAAGACCGTTCCTACCTGTCCAGTTGCCTGTACGCCTGTCGGGAACGCTGTGGCACCCAAACTTAGGCTTACCGTACCTACCGCGCTATTAGCGGCAACGCCCGTGACGTTGACGTAAGTTATTGTTATTACTGTAGCGGAGCCTAGTGTAGCCGTTCCAGCAACGCCCGTCGGATATACGTTCGCGTTACCTATTACTGCTGTCGTACCTAGCCCTGTAGCGCCAACAACCCCGGTTACACTTACGTTTGCATCGCCTGTAGCTGTGGCACTTCCAAGGGCCGTAGTTCCAGCAACGCCAGTAACGCTTACATTCGCGGCACCTGAGACGGTCGGGGTTCCCAGACTTACCGTAGCGGCTTGGCCCAGAACATCTACATTACCGTCAGCATTGGCAACTACATTGCCTAGCGTTGTGGTGCCTTGAACACCTGTAACACTGATGCTAACGCCTTCCGATACAACGGTAGTTCCAAGAGACGCAGTGAGTTCGAAGGTGCCGTAGCTACCCTCACCCCACGGGCCAAAACCCCACGGGCCTCGGCCCCAACCCTCAAATACGACTCTTACGTCAGCCATATTAGGCTATCCGTATAATCGCGTTACTAGCGTCCGCCGTCGGGAATACAATAGTAAAGTCACCCGCAGAGGATGATTTATCAGAACCAAAGTCCAGAACCGCCACAGCTTTGTCAGACTGGGTGCTGTTGTAGATCAACGCGCCCCTAGCTGTAATGGTGGATGTAGACCAAGTAGTATCGGCAAAGTCAGTAAACGCTGTGGTGCCAGAACTTGTAGGAGCCACGGTAGTCAGCGTATTTCCACCCGCACTATAGCCGGTGCCAGATGCTTCGTTTGAAGTGCTGTAAGCCGTAGTAGTTGCGTCCAGTGTTGCAGAGCTAGTAAACAACGCTATTTTCATTGTGTCAGCGGTCGTGCCAGCACGGGCTACAGTAGTCCCAAAGGCGTGAATGCCGTTGAGCAGTTCAACCTTGAAAGACGTACACATTGCTTGTGTAATTGCCATGATAATTACCTCATATCTTACTAATAATGTGAGCCAGATCAGCATGGCCCTGTTTTGCTAACTCGGCACAAATAGTCGTCCTATCCGACCTAATAGCCTCTCTCATATAGAAAACCAGTAAATGCTTAATCCGATCCCTATATGCGTATGCTTGGGCTTTAATCGCTGGATCAGCGGTTTCACTGATTGACAGCATCTTTTCCAATGCCCTTTCAGCAAGCTCCTCTGGCGTATGCCCCCGGTTCTGCGTAGTAAAAACACGGACGTCTGTCCAATCCACATCGTTTGTATTTGCTTGAACGCCATTTATCATATTACGGTCCCGGTGTTACAGATTTAACTGGTATTCTAACCATGCCATCACGGTATTCATCACGACGGCGGCGACCTTGTTGTTCAATGCCTAGACCTTGAATAGCTTGTTTATAACTGTTTTCAAAGTATTGGATTAACTCCAATGGGCCTTTGGTGTAGCTATATGCCTGAATTAAACAGGCGTACAACAATGCTTCCGGGGCATTAGTCGATACCCAAGTTGTTGTATTTGAGGAAGATAATTGTTGTGGCCTGTAAATATATCCAAGCTGTACTACAAGAGCCGAAGCCGGTGTAGGTGCTACATAAAACGTATCATCGTCCCATACTGCGTAATACTTGGGTGTTCCTGTCTCGGTGTAATCAGGCCAGTATTCCTTCATAAAGGAATTGTCCCTGAAATCTAAAAAAATCTGGTCGCCATCAGTATTGGTAATCATCATATATCTATGCGTTAAGATATCTGACGGAGTAGGCAGAAAACGCGAATTTGCAATTAAATTAGTAGTTGCTTCTTTTTTAAACACGTCCAAATCAATGTCACGAAGAATCCTATTCTCCGCCATTGTAATAAACGTGTTAATGACGCTATCGGGGAAGACATTACTATCAACCTCCGTATAACCTCTAATGTTCGTGACCAGTTCGGAATAGTTCATGTTATCGTCACCGTGACATTACCTAACTCACTAACCCCCTCGACCGCTATGCAGGCTGGGGCAGGTTGCATAGAGCCGGGTACAGTCTCAAAAGGAGTATCCCCTCCAGCGTTATTAACAAAAACAGAAAGTGGCTCTGTTCTATCCGGCCTTGGATTAGCCAACGCAATTGCGTCCCCTTTATACCGTAGGGGGTCAAGTTGCGGTTCCTTTGGTTCATAGTCCTCTGGACATACCATGAACCCTTTCCAGTTTTTCCTTAATGTTAGGTAAGGATACCGTTGTCCACAATAATCGCAGAGCGCATATGAGAACTTCCCGGTTGCCGTTGCCATTACGCCCCCAACTCAGGAGTTGCATAAAAGCTGGCTGTATCCCTATCCTCGTCTGCCGCCCGTTTAAAATCTTCTTCGTAAATTTGCTTCAGTCCGCCAGTACGTTCTGGGGCATATTTCAATGAAATCATGTACGCCAAACCAGAAGCTAAACAGGGCAGGAACCTGAAATTAACGTCGGAAGTATTGGTATAACTGCCT